CAACGCTTTGATTTGAGTGAGCATACGATATGCATTGATATCATCCTCACCAGTAATCATGTAACCAGTATCACTAATTTTTTCAAATGCCATTTCTATTCTCCCTTGTTAATTTCTTCAACATGGCTATTACTCAAGGCATTCATAAGAGCAATCTCATATGCATACCAAGAGCGATCATCATCAGTTTGATTTCCAAAAGCTTCAAACTCTTCATTTGTCCAATCTGAAACATCAACGAAAACAATATCGTCTGCGTTGCCATACGTTCCAGAAGCAACATCAACCCAAATTTTCATCATCCACCCCACATCATTTCAGAACGACGCTCTGCCAAGTTTTCTGAATAGCCATCACGATAATCTCCAATAAACTGTTGGACATCTTCAGGCAACGAGTCAACTGCAATGACACGGATTTTCCCAGAGCCATTGCAACGCTCACAAGTAACATCATAACGACCAGCAAAGTAACCATCCAACTCTTCGTCATCCCAGTCATCAACATTGATAACACCCAGACGATTTGAATGACCACCATCACCATGACAAACATTGCAAATTTCCCATTCAAAAGGAATCTGCGCTTTTGTGATTTCACCATCATTCATTGCCTCAGCAATAACTGAAGGAAGCCGTAACTCATACCGATTCACAGCCTCATCAATAATTGAGTTGATACCATCATAATCGATGCTCATTGTCCCTCCCAATACTTTTCTTGAATTTTGTTCCAAAAGCCTTTGTTAGAAGGATGTCGAAATTTAGCCGCTGCAAAATTAATTACCTCTTCAGCTTCTTCAATAATTTCTGCGTCAGGTGAACTATCAAAATAATCACCAAGATGAACAACACGCTCAATTCGATCACCAAAGCAATCATCACAAACGTAAATCTTGCCATACGCACCATCAAAACGAGATGTATAACCAGCAGAAATATTTGCCATCAAAGACTCAGCAGGATTATTGAGTTTCTCCTCATAATTAAAACTCGCATCCCAGCCAAGAACTAGTTCGACATTACAGACAAAACAGTTTGCTTTCATTTCACTCACAGTAAATCACTCCTTACATTCAACGATTTCAACTCTGACTTCTTCACCCAAAAGTAGTTGCATTTATGCAACAAAGCCGGAGTGTATTCCTTACGAAATTCACGTTCCGACTTATCTAAACCTTTGGTTTGACATCCCTCTGACATACAGTAATCATAACCGACTTCTGCACGTTCATCAGAATATGTTTCTTCACAATAAACACATATTGCCATTGCTATCCCTTCCCACGGCCATGCCACATATCATCAGTCATATTGACTGCATTGACAAAATGATTAAAACTGTCAACCTTGATAATGACTTCAACATCACCATCAACAAATGTGATTGACTTTCCAACACCACCTTGCTCTGAAAACTCAACGAGCATTCGTTTCCCATCAAGAATTATTTGTTTCATCAGTCACCCCGATAATGCCAAAGATTACCATAATACTTTTCAAGAGCATCAAACTCACTTTCTGAAATGAAACTCATATTGAAAGCCTTACGGCAATACGAATACGGAGTACCATAATAAAGATCATCAGGAGCGTTATCTCTTGCCCAATAAATAACCTTACGGCTCAACTCATTCATCAAATCAGTCATCTCAATTTCCTTCCTGAACAACTTCGTCAATAAACGGATTATTGTATTCCGGCATATCAGTCGTATTGTAAATGTAAATCGAGTTATAAGCATCTTCATAAGCCTGATACAAACTCATAGCATAGCGAGATTCTGAAAGAAACTCTACAGCGAAACGATCAGTCCAACCATAACGCTTTGTCAATGACTTGATTACATCTTTCCTATTCATTTCAACTTCCCTTCTTGAATGGATTCTCATCCGGCTTTTGATTTGGATTCAAAGAAACAGACTGTAAAGTCTGTTCATAAGCATTATAGAAGCTACCGCAATAACGAAACTCTATCAGAAACTCAAAAGCAAAGCTTTCAGTCCAACCAAAACGCTTTACAAGAGTATTGATATTCTTTTGACGATGAATATTCACAACTTGATCCTTACTTCTTTCTGATTACGAACAGCATTGATATTCTGAATACGAACACCCAAAAGTTCTAGTTGCCTGTCAATATCTTTATTCTGAGCATCAAGCGACGCTTCACGTTGTTCTTTGACAAACTCAAAATCTTCCTCAGTAGGTTGCCCATACCCATTCTTATCCCAATAAGAATCAGGCAAGTCAGGCTTTTCCCAGTTCAGAACCGGAGTCCATTTCTTCAGCTTTTTGTTTCGCTTACTACGAGTCTTCACATTCACAGAAGACAGAGCAACAATCTTACGCTTTGTGTTATCCATTGTCATATTCCTTTCTCAGCCGGGACGCTTTGAGATGTCAATAGTTTCTTCACCGATACGAGCATGCTTTGGCATAGCAGCAGCATTGACAGCACCACCACCACCCTTTGCCTTTGACTTTGGCGCACTCTGCGCTTTGGCATAGTCAGAACCATCGGGGAAAAATTTGTCAGGTACATTCTCATAGAGATTGCGATACATCTGGTAAACCTGAAAAGCATTGAAAGAAAAACCAGCATCGGTATCGGCATAGATAGTGGGATTGCCATTGTCAACCTCAACGGAAATCTCTGTGATAATGCCATAGTCAATGTCACCAAGTTTGATATTGACACCGATAATCGCATCTTTGATGCGTTGGATTTGGGATTCGGATATGAAATGCATTTGGTTTTGCCTTTCCGTTTGGGAATGGAGTTGGGAATGGATTTGGGAAATCAGGTGGTAAATCAAAAACTTTCGTGCTTCGCACTCAAGTCTAATCCGCCTGAAAACACAAAGCAAGGAAGACAAGAACAAATCTAATTTTCTTGCCTAACTGCCTGCCTAGCCCAAAGCCTACCCCAAAGCTTGATCGCCTGCCTAATCGCCTGCCTGCCACAAAGACTTTGCACAAAGACTTTGCACAAAGACTTTGCCCAAACATGCAACAAAGGCATTTGACGATGTATCGTCAAATGCCTTTGCCAAACGCTTTGTTTTTGTTTTTGCGGGAATCAAATAGGGGGAAATGATATCTAAAATTTAATATATATCAGAACCAATCTCATTACTACAAACTTTTACCCGAAATAAAAAACACCAAGCACATTACGGCTCGTTATTTTCATAAGTTTAGTATATCGTTCTCTTCGTGCAAAAGTTTTTCATTCAGGATTAGGCTTCGCAACAGTTTGAAGAAAATCAAGCATACGACCAGAGTATCTCATGCGACCAAGATGCAACATATCAATAGCAGGATCAACCCAAACTTCACCACCAATATTCTGCCAGAATCTACAGAAACCATAATCTTCAGAAAGCAGACGACCATCTTCGTCAATGTAATCTGAGAAAAGATTATAAGTCCATTCCATCTCTTCCTTACTTAAAGAACCAGTGTCATCCTTGTATCTAAGATTAGGATAGTTCTCAATAAGTTTCAAGAAAACCTCACGCTTAATCAACATAAACCCAGTGCCAGCATCATAGATTCTAATAGCTCCATTATCAACAATAACTTCACCACTACTGCCCTTAACAGGGTTAACAACATAACGAAGAGACTTTGACATCAAACTAGAGGTCGGTTCACCACTCTTAACAAGAGAGGAGATCTTATCCCAATCAATGTTCTTAATAGGGTAAGAACCAGTAACAATGTCTTTGTCATGCCACAACATCTTCATGATATCAGCAGGATCAAAACCAATGTCCGCATCAATAAACATCAGATGGGTAAATTCAGGATTAGCAAGAAACTTAGCGACAAGGCTATTGCGACCTCTTGTAATCAAAGAATCAGAAACCGTGCTCACCGCAAAATTAAGACCATAATCTTTAAACTGCATCACAGATTTCATCATAGACATAAAGAATGGCTCAGTAACTTGTTGATCGTAACAAGGAATAGCAATCATAGGATACCAAGAGCTAATTTGATCACTAGTAATCTCGATACTTTGTTCTTCTGTTTGAATTGGGGAATCGTTCATGCAGGCAAGTATACACGAAAAAAGGGGCGGTCGCATTGCGACCGCCCCTTTTCTTCGCTTTTTCTAAAAGTAAAATTACTTAGCAGCAGCCTTCTTAGCAGCAGGCTTCTCTTCTGCAACTTCAGCGGTAGCAACAACAACATTGCCAGCCCGAGTAGCCTTGTAGTACAGAGTGCTATTGTCCTTGTCAAAGGAAATCATAACCTTCAAGTTATGCTTCTTAGCCTGAGTACGAATTCTCTGCTGCATTGAATTGTACACATTACCAGCCTCAACATTCTCAATTGAGAACACTTGACCCTTTTCAGCAGACTCAATAAGAGTATCAATAATCTGCTTCAATGCTTCACTTGCACGACTACGAGTAATCGTAGGGAAAGAGTCAACTGGCTTGATATTGAAAGTGTTCATTACTTTTTCTATCCTTTGTTTTTTGGTTTTTATTTGTGTTTGGAATTGGAGATGCAGACCTCCAATCCGACAGAGCCAGCCTAGCAGGTTTGAGTCAGGCGATTTGCCTATGTCCTACCTTTTTTCTGAATTTGTTTATCCAGCGGAGGACACGCCAACGAAATTGCTTTGAATACTCAGCCAGTTTAGTATGTGCTAATCAGGCGCTGACTCAGCTTGAGGCTCAGGAAAGATCTGAACCGGAATCAGGATCTTCGTTGTCACCATTAATTTGAGCAACCAAAGTCTGCACTCTGGCTTGCAGAACAGAGTTTTCTACAGTCAGCGCAGTAACCTTCTGAGCCAAATTGTTGATCACAGCATCAATATCTACTTGATTTTCCATTATAATTCCTCCATAAAGTTTGTAAATTCTTCTGTATTATAATTTGTCTTAGAGAACCCGTCTTGGAACTCTCCAGTAGCAGTATTCATAATCTGCACAGTTCCAAATTCAGGCATGTCATCATCGACCTCATCAGGATACCACAACTCGATATCGATTTCTTCCTCTGCAACCATATTTTGCGCAGTATTAAAAACAGAACCAGCAACAGCATCAGCCAAATCCTTTGTACCAGTACTAGGGTGGTCAATCTTATTATTACTAAACAATCTCAACTTAAGCAACTCTTCTTCTACAAGTAGCTCATTCCAATAACCACGCAGTCTCTTGTCATAGATAGAAGTCATTAAAGTGTCATAGTCAGACTTCTTAACACTATGGAAGTCAGCATAAATACCTTGCGACCTAAGAGACTGAACCATCTCAACAGACTGCCATCGGTCAAACGTAACTTTTCTTACATCAAACTTACGACAAAGATCAACGATCATCATTCTCACAGAAGCAAAGTTAATTTCTTCACCCGGACTTGCTTCCCAAGAATGAACAAAATCAACATTGATTACAGGTAAGGTTTCGACACCCATAGAAGTTTTGATTTCCTTAAATCCAGTACAGTGACTCATCGCTAAAGCAGCACGGTCACGCTTTAAACCAAGGTCTACATGTATATAACGAGAATGACCATCTGTGCTATTAAACCAAGGTTCAAAGTGACCTTCAGAATTAATAGGATTATCATGATAACTAAAAGCTTCACGAACAAGATCGGGGTTACGAAAATAAGCATCTTCCATATTTGGTGGTTCACATTCAAATCTAGCGCGTGCTTCCACCGGATTTCTGATATACTCGGATTCCAAGTCCTCCCGATTGATAGTCGGATTGACTTCCCAAGTGGCAGCTTTGATAGACCAAGTTTTAGGTTCATTCTTTTCCCTAGAATTTATATATCTCTGCTGAATAAAGTCACCTTTATATCTTGGGAATGACAAAAGGATTACCTTACCGACCTCAGGGAAACGAGACATGACAGACAACTTACTCATATTGTAAATAGCAGAAGCAGAACCTTTTGATCTAGTTTCCCCTTTTAACTCCGCATCAGTTTTGAAAGCAGCAATCTCGTCAAGAATGATAGTTAAAACCTCATATCCCTCCCAACCTTCACTTTCAGAGTGACCTGAGAAGCATCGAACAGGTCTAGAGAAAAAGAAAATCTCAGAAACTCTAGGCTCAAAACCAACTTCATTAAAATAAGGAGATGACAACAACAAGTTTTTCAAAGGCTCAAAGAACACTCTTTGAGCTTGCTGGGCATTAACAGCAAGGTTCAACAGGTCAATATACACGCCCGTTGCCTTTCCGTAGTAATTCAAAGGATCACGCAAACAATGAAGCTGATAAGCATTATAGGCAATAGAGATTCTAGCACAGTGGTCTTTGCCACTGCCTTTGCCAAGCATGCAGATAACTTCATTGTCAGTATATTTACTATACCACTCAGCACCAGCTTCTTCACCAAGAAGTTTCATCAAAGTCGGTTTCTTAAGTATTTGAGTGCTGTGCCGGACTACCTCCAATTGTATATCAGACAAAGGAGGCAAACCAAGAAACTTTTTATCTTGCACAAAAGTTTGAATTGGGACTACTTCTTCGCTCAATTCATCTTGTCTAAGCAGGCGATCAAAATCATTAAACTCAAGATTCATCGACATGAAATCAGACATTCACGCCTCCAGACATATAACAGGCAAAAAAGCCCTCTCTTCCCCTGACATTACTTGCGAAAAAATCCACTCTCTTCTCCTGACATTAATTGGGAAAATTCCCTGTCTCTTCATCTGGCAAAACATCCACATCAATAGGTTCTTCTTCATCCATAATTTCAAAAGCTATAGCCAGTTCTTTTCTAACCTCATCAGCAACTTCTGGGAACTTAGCAATAACATCACGAAGAACTCTAGATAGGATTCCATTAACAGACTCCGCCTTCTGCATACGAGCAATATAGTCTCCGTCAGAATTCTGAGTACCCAACAGCTTATGAAGCTGAGCTTTATTCTTAGCTAGCTCACCAGCTAACTTGATGGCCTGAATCCTAGCAGACACCATGCCGTGATCAGTTGCGATAGAGATA